TACCTTTTCCGTTGTGCTTTGCGACAACGAGGTGGACAGAGATTTTGAGAAGTTTTCAAATTTGGCGCTGGAGGAGCTGGCAGCTTTGTTTGTCGGGCGCACGGGGATTTTTGACCATGAGTGGAAAGCATCAAATCAGACGGCGAGATTATACCGCACAGAGCTTGTAAGAAGCGAAAGTATTAAAACAGGACTGGGTGATGATTACTGCGCGCTCAAGGGATACGCATATATGCTGCGCAACGAAAAAAACGCGGCGCTTATTGAGGAGATTGACGCGGGCATAAAAAAAGAGACAAGCATTGGCTGCAGCGTTAAGCGCAGGGTTTGTTCGATTTGCGGGAATGAATGCGTAGCTGGCGGCTGCGGACATATTCCGGGCAGAGAGTATGACGGGAAGCTGTGCTATCTGGAGCTTTTTGACGTGATCGACGCATACGAATGGAGCTTTGTTGCCGTGCCAGCGCAGAGAGCCTCCGGAGTTGTGAAGAAGCTGGGAGGCTCAGGATGCCTGAAAGCCTTTGTCCAAAGCGCGGAGGGGGCGGCTTATGCGCAGGAGTATGAAGCGCTGGAAAAAGATGCTGCGATTGGCCGTGAATACTGCGACAGGCTGCAGCATGAGGTGGTGCGGCTGGGCCTTTTGTGCGACAAAAAGCTCCATTCCGCGCTGAAAACGGGAGTTAAGTACATGGGCGCAGGCGAGCTCAACGAGTTGAAAGAAGTTTTTGAAAAGCGGCTGGAGGGCAGATTTCCACGAAAAACTCAACTGCCCGGCAGAAACGAGATTGCGAAGTTTGACGGCGGAGACTACATGGTTTGAGCATGGGGACATGAGGTCCATGCAGATAAATTTGATTGGAGGAAGTATTAATGAAAGTTAGTTTTGAAGGAATAGGCGAGAGCGTTGTTACATTTTACAACGACACAACAAGCCCGGCGGCGGTGGGAGACCCCGTAAAGATAAGCGGCAACGGTGAAGTGAGCGCATGCGCCGACGGAGACAAATTCTGCGGCATATGCATTTTCGCGGATGACGAGTACGCCGCTGTCCAGATGAAGGGCTATATTAAGCTCGCATACAGCGGCCAGACAGCTCCCGCGCTGGGATTTTCAACGCTTACCGCCGACGGTGAGGGCGGAATCTCCGCCGACAGCAGCGGCGCAGTGTATCTCGTTATCGACGTGGATACCACCAACGGCGAAGTCGGCATAATGCTTTGATATCGAAAAGGAGAAATTGAGATGAACTATAAGTTTAATGAAATCAAGCTCGACAAGGGAATGTACGGCATGCCAGGCAAGAGCTTTACCCAGGTGCTGGAGCAGTATGACCCCTCCGAGGAATACAAGGGAACCGCATTTGAGGGACTTGACGCATATCAGCGTCAGCTCAAGCGCTTTGATATTCGCGTGCGCGGCTCGGGCAGCGACACGGTGGAAAAATTCTTCCGCACTATCGAAAGCTCAGTGCTGTTTCCCGAATATGTGGCCCGTTCCGTTCATCAGGGTATGGAGGAGGAAAACGTGCTGCCGTCCATCACCGCGACTGTGACAAAGTTTGACGGTATGGACTACCGCAGCATCTATTCTGTTCCCACCGCGGACGACAAGAGCCTGCGACATGTCGAGGAGGGCGCGGTTATTCCACAGACCGAGGTCAAGGTCCGCGAAAATCTTGTCAAGCTGCACAAAAGAGGCCGCATGCTGGTGGCTTCCTATGAGGCTGTACGCTTTCAGAAGCTTGATCTGTTTTCCGTTATGCTGCGGCAGATAGGCAGTCAGATCATGCGCATGCATCTTGAGGACGCAATCGACGTTATCATAAACGGCGACGGAAACGACAATGCCGCGGGCAGTTTTTCAGTGGGCACATCCCCGATTTCAGGTACAAACGGCACTCTCAGTTACGATCAGCTCCTAGAATTCTGGAGTCAGTTTGATCCCTATACCATGAACACGCTTCTCGTAAGCCCTGACGCCATGCTGAAGATACTAAAATGCAGCGAGTTCCAGAATCCGCTGACCGGCCTCAATTTTCAGGGTACCGGCGAGCTGAATAATCCCTTGGGCGCAAAGCTCATAAAAAGCGCTGCCGTTTCAAGCGGTACGGTTATCGGCATCGACCGCAGCTATGCGCTGGAAATGATCTCTGCCTCAGATGTTGGAGTTGAATACGATAGACTCATTGACCGCCAGCTCGAAAGAGCGGCGATCACGAGCATTTCGGGCTTTGCAAAGCTCTATGCCGAGGCTTCCAAGGTGCTGAAAATCTGATTAATACCACAGCGGGAGGATCACAGTCCTCCCGCGGAAGGGATGACCGATATGTCTATTAACGATGAAATACTGGAAAAAGCAAAGATACTGGTCAGGCAGACACTTTCCGACGATGACTCGGCGCTTTTGGCGGAAAAGTGCATTCAGGCGGGAGACGAACTCTCCGCGAGACTGAAAGACGACGTAACGGCTCAGTCGGTTCAGGCGTGCTTCGTGCGTGCGGCGGCGGCGCTTGCGGTGGCGCTCTATATCGAAACGGACACCCGGCAGTTTGATGGTTTTTCCGCCGGGGCTGTCAGCGTTACCGGCCGCGACCCCCGACAGACAAAGGAGGCGGCAGATGCGCTCAGACGGCAGGCCGAGCTAATGATGATCGGTTTTCTAAAGGACAGGGGTTTTTGCTTTAAGGCGGTGAAAGGCTGATGAGCGGCGTTTTTGATGGGATTTGGCAATTTGGCCGCGAGATGACGGCGGTGTCGTCGGACGGCGAAGAGAGCGTTTTTCGCGGTTTTTTGGAGCCGATGAGTCTGACCGACGCAAAAACCTTTCTGCACTCGCCGGCAGGGACAGTATGCAAAGAGCAGTTCAGGCTGCTTGCGGAGCCATCGGCAACATCGCTTTGCGGCGATGCGGTACAGGTTAACTGCGGAGGATCGACGTTTGCAGTTCTTGCGGTCAAGGAGCTATATTGCGCAGGCAAGGTATCCCACAGGCAGTGCGTTTTGGTGAGAAGGGGCGAGGTGACGGGCAATGCTTAACGCTGTGATCAATGCTCTGACGGGAGTTTTGACCGCGGGCGGAATAAGTGCCGTGAGGCGTTTTCCGGCGACTGCGGCGGAGTTTTCCGACGGGGTTGTTTGTGTTAGTGTTGACGCCTGCCGGAGTATCAGCCCCGGCTTCGGTGATTATATCGGGGTGCGCGTAAACGACGACGGTGGCGAGACTGAATTGTTTGGACGGAAACTGGAGTTTGACGCACGCTTTGAGATAATTTGGCCGTTTGCGTCGGATTCGGGCGCAAAAAGCTGCACTGAGTGCGCCGACGAGGTGATGCAGCTTCTCGGCGTTTTGCCGGAGGGACTCAGGGCAACTGAAATCAGCCGCGGAGAAATCACGGCTGATGAGACGCTGGCGGCGTTTCGCTGCACCTGCACGCTTAGGTGCACGGCATATTTTGTTGCTGAACGCGGTGGCGATGACACCGCGTTTACGGATTTTGTTTTGAAAGGAGCTGTTGGCAATGCCGACAAATGAAAGACCGGGGGTTTATTCCTCCGTTGAAGTTACATCTACGCTCAGCGGTTCTGCAACGGGCAAGGTCGTTGGCCTTGCGGCGGCGGCTGAAATAGGTACTAAAGGCGCATGTGTGAAGATAAGTTCGTATGGCGAAGCTGTGAGCGCGTTTGGGAGCGATTGCAGCATAACAAAGCTTATAGAAATTCTGTTTTCCAACGGCGCAAGCGCCGTTCAGGCAGTGGCGGCAGAGGTCGGCACTGCACCGGATACGGATGACTACACGCAGGCGTTTGCCGCGCTTATGGTCAAGGAAGATGTGAGCATAATGATTTGCGACAGTGACGACAGCGCTGTTCACGCGGCGATGATGTCCGCAATCGGCAGTGCGGTGGAAAGCTGCAAATACAGGATCGGAATCGTTGAGACGGGCGGCACGGTGACCGAGGTCACCGCCTGCGCGGCAGCGCTCAACTGCGAGAGAATGGTTATGGTCTATCCGGCGGAGAGCGGTACGGAAGCGACCGCGGGGGCTGTTGCCGCGGCTGTGGCGGGAGCTGTAGCGTCGGGTGGTGATCCGGCGCTGCCGCTCAACGGAGCGGTCTTGGAAGGTGTGGACATTGACAGGCGCTTTACAGATGCGGAGATAACAGGACTTGTGCAGGCGGGCGTTACGCCCGTGGAATATGTAAGCGGTGAGGTGTGCGTCGTCAGGGGCGTTACGACCCGCACGACGACAAACTCGGTTTCAGACGCAACCTGGCGCGAACTGACTACTGTTTTGATAATCGACGACATTGTTCCGTCAATACGTGCCGGACTAAGGAAAAAGTTCCCGAGAGTAAAAAACACGGAGCAGACGCGCGGAGCAATTCGCACACAGGTGCTCATTGAGCTTGAAAGCAAGAAAAGTAAGGAGATTATCGAAAGCTACGGCACGGTAACGGCGCAGGCGAGCGTCGATGATCCTACGGTCTGCGAGGTCAGCTTTGTATTTACCGTTGCGCACGGGCTCAACAGCATTAATCTGACAGCGCATATCAGCGTTTAAGGAGGAAAAAGATGAGTGTAATTGGTTTTCCCACCAGCAGCGATATTTACATTGAAGCTGAGGGCAAAAAGGTAGCGGTAGTGCAAAGCTACAAGGCTGTGGCAAACCGCTCCGAGCAAGTGGTGGAAGCTTTCGGAGAGTCCGAGCCTGTAGCCACTATTGCCAACCAGCTTACGTATAAGCTGGAATTGACGAGACTCTACGCTACGGACGAGGCTATCAGCGACGGGATTAATTTTCACGAGCTGGAGGATTTCTCACTGGTTATTGTTAAGCCTGACAGGAGGGTAATCTACACCAACTGCCAGTGGAGCAAAATTGAGGAAAGCGGACAGTTGAGCCAGCTTGTTGCCGAACACATAACGGTTGTTTCCAGTCACAGAACGGAGATGGCACAGTGAATGCCGCGGAGCTTTTTGCGAGGATTGAGGCCGATCCGGTGGAGCGCCTGAAATGGCGGGTGCTTCGAAGCTTTGGCGTTTTGCCGTATAGCGCGCAGGCAAGGGAATTGTCTGATGAGGATTTTGTTGTCTGCGGGGCGCATATGGTGCTCGATGGCAGAAATACTTCCGGCGTGGAGGCTGAGGAGGCGCAGTACAATGCATCCTTTGATGAAACAGTTTA